GACACGGATAAGCATATAAGCGAGTGCGAGATCAAGCAGATCGGCCTTGGTAATGAGATCGGATTTGTTGGACTTGAGCCAATAGGCGCCAGAGGGCGGAAGTATGGCGTAGCGCTAAATGGATTTGGCAAAACCGTATTCCTGACGCGAGAAGAAGCTGAAAAGGCGTTGCGGGAAATGGAGTAGCAGATGAAGAACAGATTGACGGTCAGACACGGAATGCTGTCCGACCTCAGAGCATACTTGAAGCAAAGCGGCTGGAAAATCGAAGAACCTGTCGGCGAGTACGAGGTTCTGAGGGCACGAAATCCGAATTACCCGCGACCACTTCTGGTTCACAACCGGGCAGAACGCGGCGTTGGGTACAGCATCGACGAGCGCGATGCGAAGATTTACAGCGGATGGAAACGGAACCGCCGCAAGCGTGGCCTCGCCCCAGACTGGCCTACGCAGGAAGAACGGACACGGTATTTTGAAGGAGGGGACGGAGTATGAGCTTCGGCAAGAAAACGCGAGAAGCGGTCTATGCGAAGTATGACGGCCACTGTGCCTACTGCGGACGGTCTATCGACATCCGAGACATGCAGGTTGACCACTTCCGGCCGCTGCGAGCGTGGGACGATGAGGATGCAGGAAGCGATGATCTCTCGAACCTCATGCCAGCATGCCGGATGTGCAACCACTACAAGCGGGCAAATTCTCTGGAAACATTCCGGCGGTATATTGCGGAGATTCCGCGCAAGCTCCGCGAGAACTACATCTACAAGGTGGGCGTGGTTTACGGGAATGTCATTGAAAACGAAAAGCCGATCAAGTTCTACTTTGAGGAAGTGGAGGAGAAAGAGCAGGATGAAGATTCCGAGACAAATCAGAGAAAAGATGCACAAAATTGCACTATATGCCAGTAAGGCAAGTGCTCTTGACCGCGAAGTTGGCCTCTGGCTCGAACGGTACGGGTTAGACGTGGAGAAATTGAGCAGCGGTGACGGCTGCGGTTACGAAGAACTCCTCTATGGCAATGATGTAACGGATGCGCTGTGCGATCTGATAGAGCAAATGGAGGGCAAGAAAGATGGCTAAATATATAACTGCGGAACAGATGGAGGAGCTTGAAGAAGCCTGCGAGTTTGGCATCGAATACGGACACTCTTTGCTCCGAAAATATGCCGGGATCGAGGCCCGCCCATATACGGCCTATCAGTACTACGACGAGGACGGGACGTTTATCGGGTGCAGCGACGAGTCCTGTCTGGATGATCTGCTGGAAAAAGCAAATGTGGAGGTGCGGGATGGATAAGTTAAAGCCGTGCTGTGAGGAGGAACAATGAACACTGAAATCAAGAAGATCAAGGGATCATGGGAAGAGGTTGTAGACGATTGTCGGGCGACGGTTGGGAAACCGCCGCTCGGGCATGAGCCAAGCGAGGATTTCAAGCGCAGAATCCTGATTGCAGAGCATGGGCCGATCCGCACGATCTCGATCAAGTGGATGTGGAACGGGATCAAGAGCTGGATTTCCACGCACTGGTCTAGGCACAAATGGGAGTGCTGCATTTCAACCCAGAGAAGCGACCGCACGGGAATTCCGCGTGATAAGCTGACACAGGATGCGCCAGTCAATTTCGTCGGTGAGGCGAACGTGCAGGCGCTCATCGACACGATGCGTAAGCGGTTGTGCAGTCAGGCTGCTCCGGAAACGCGGGCCTACGCCGAGGACTTCAAGACCAAGCTGCATGAGATCCAGCCGGAGATTTCCGATGTGCTCGTCCCGAACTGTGTCTATCGATGCGGATGCCCGGAGCTTCACCCGTGCGGGATGTATGAATGGTGGCTGAAATTCCATCCTGAGATCGCAAGCACGAACATTCAGGAACGGTATGACAAGTACAACGAACTATTCCGGAAAGCGAGGAGCAAGGCATGACGTACATGGAGGCATGGAAGCTGATGGCTCCGCAGCTCCGACCGGAGACGGACGAGCAGATCAATGCGTACATCATGCTTTTTGGAGCGGTAAAAATAGCGAGCAAGAAGGAGGAACAGCATGGAAAAGCTGGCAAAGCGGATCAGGAGCAGCAATCAAAAGTACTTTGATGCCGGTGTGGACGCCGGGACGCAGAAGGCGTGTGACCTTCTTCTGGTGGCGGCCTATGAGTGCGGTTTTATCCGCACGCCCGAAAAGGCGAAGAAGCTGATGGAGACCTTGACGCAGCTGGAATCCGAGTACGGCGTCGCATGGCAGTGCAAGCCGGAATCCGACGAAGCGATTGCGAGAATCGATTATGTGCTGCAAAAGGTCTGCGGCGGGTACTTCCAGCCGTTCTTTGAGCGGAACGAGCTGATAAAGGACTGGTGGGACAGATGATATGCAGCTGTGGCGGAAAGTTTTACTCGCTGGAAGTCCGGCCTTACAAAAAGAACGGCATACTGCAACGGAGACGGTACGAATGCCGGAAATGTCACAAGGTGATCTCTGTTGCGGAGGTCGACGAGAAGGAATACAAGGAGATCAAGGAGAAAATCACGGAGCTGGAAATCAAGCTCTATGCGGTCAGAAAGGAATTGAAAAACTGCTATGAAAATTGTTTTGGAGCCGTGGGCGATCATGCCGACACGGGCGCATGAGTTCGACGCGGGGCTCGACCTTTATTCGGCTTACGATGATGTGTGCATCTTCCCGAGAGAAAGTGAGCTGTTCGACACCGGGGTACATATCCAGCTTCCTAAAAACACGGTCGGTTTTCTCAAGAGCAAGAGCGGCCTGAACGTCAAGTATGGGATTACCAGCGAAGGGGTAATAGACGTAGGTTACACAGGGAGCATCATGGTCAAGCTCTACAACCACTCGGACAAGCCATACAGGGTGCGCAAGGGCGATAAAATTTCTCAGCTTGTGATCCTGCCCTGTCTGCTGCCGGAGCTGGAAGTGGTGGATTCGTTGGAGGACACCGAGAGAGGAACCGGCGGGTTCGGGAGCACGGGGAGATAATGGAAGATATTACAAAACAGGAATATTCCGCGTGGCTGGAAGAAGCGCTGGGCACACTGCCGGAAATACATCCTACGTCACTTTGCGCCGTTGCAATGGCGGCGGATGGTACAACCTTTACCGCGTATTATAACGCAGGGCCCAGCTGTAAAGCTGTGTTTGCCAACCATATCCAAAGCGATATTGTTATGGACATTATCAAGGGCAACGCAGAGAAAATCAAAGAAATATTAGATGGTGACGGCGATGAAGAGCTGTAATAGCTGTGAATTCTGTATCGCGTGGTGGTGCGATCTCTATGAACGGTTTCTGGATTCGGATGAGAATGGGCCGATGCCGTGCGAGGAATGTCTGGAGAGCGGAGGAGAGATAACTTGATTATCGATATTCTAAATATCTTGGTGTTGATTGAGTGGGCGGCGCTGGGGATCGCGGTTTACATCAAGGCAAAGGGCCTGCACATAAGAGCACAACGAATGCTTGATTCGCTTGATGATGATGTGGAGGAAGTCGATGGAGCAGCAACAAATTAACACGGTATTCCCTGTGAGGCTTAAAAGGCTGCGGGAGAGGCGCCGAATCTCACGAAAGGTACTAAGCGAGTGCTGCGGGATGTCCAAAAATGTCATAAGCCAGTACGAACGCGGAGACCGCGAACCGACAGCCTCATCCCTCGCGCAGATCGCGGATTTTTTTGAAGTGTCAACGGACTACCTTTTGGGGCGGCAAAATTTCCTTTAACCCACTATTGTGGGCATTTTGAGAAGAATATATGCGATAATGTAACCGTAGGGGCTTGACGACCCCCTACGGTTTCTTCCTTCACCGGCTACGCAGCGGAATCTGCGGAACCTCCTTTTTGTATTTGGTGTGCTTTATGCGGGATATTTGGAGTTTGGCGGGTAGCTCCAAGGAGAAGGAAGAGGAAGGAGAAACAATGAACGTACAAAACAGGAAATTATCTGAACTCACCCCATATCCGGGGAACGCGAAAAAGCACGACAAAAAGCAAATCGCTAATGTGGCAGAGAGCATCCGGCAGTATGGATTTGTGCAGCCGATCGTGGTAGACCGCGACGATGTGATTATCATCGGTCACTGCCGCGCGCTGGCTGCAAAGAAGCTCGGTATGGATGAGGTGCCGTGTGTCAGCATGGACGATTTGACGCCGGAACAAGTGAATGCCCTCCGGCTGGTGGACAATAAGAGCAACGAAAGCAACTGGGACTTTGACCTTCTGGCTGATGAGCTGCCCGGTCTTGACCTGTCGGCGTTCGACTTTGACTGGGATTTCCAAGATACCGACGAAACGGAACTTACTAACGAAGACCGCGAACAGGAATTTAGAGAACGCATGGAGCGCGGGGAACTTTCGGACGATGATGAAGAATATCAAGAGTTTCTGAAAAAGTTTGAAGCGAAGAAAACAACGGACGATTGCTACACGCCGGATAACATCTACGACGCAGTAAGAGATTGGGCGGCTGAGAAGTACGAAATTGGCAGTGCTGCGATTGTGCGCCCGTTTTATCCGGGCGGAGATTATAAAAGCGAGAAATACCCTTCCGGGTGTGTTGTGATAGACAATCCGCCTTTTTCCATTATTTCAGAAATCTGCGAGTGGTACACAAGCAAGAGAATCAACTTCTTTCTGTTTGCTCCAACGCTTACGCTTCTCGGAATTATGCGCGGCTCGGCAAACTATGTGGCGTGCGGGTGCGGAGTTGTGTATGAAAATGGCGCGTCTGTCAATACGTCGTTTGTTACCAACATGGGGGGCAATAAGATTGTTGCTGCCGCTGATTTAAGAGAAATACTGGATGGCGAGAACAAAAAGAATCTCAAAAAGTTGCACAGAGAACTTCCGAAATACTCATATCCAGACGAGGTTTTGACAGCAACAATGCTGTGTTATATGGCAGCTCACGGCGTAAGCCTTGAAATTAGCGGAAGAGATGCACATTTTATCCGCGCGCTTGACGCACAGAAAGCGTCGGGGAAAGGATTGTTCGGCTCAGGCTTTTTGCTATCTGAAAAGGCTGCTGCGGAAAAGGCTGCTGCGGAAAAGGCTGCTGCGGAAAAGGTCAACACGGATATTTGGGAGTTGTCGGAGCGGGAATGGATAATCGTGCGAGGCTTGGGAAATGACGATTGAAGAAGCGCAGGCGATCATTGATAAGACAAACAGCCCGTACTTAAAGCGGGATATGGAGAAATTCATCAAACGCCAGCGAAGAAAGGAGGGCGTATATGGCAAGGCCGAAAAAGGAAATAGATCAAAAGCAGTTCGAGAATCTATGCGGCCTGCAATGCACGCTTGAGGAAATCTGCGGCTGGTTTGATGTGTGCTCGGACACATTGGAAGCATGGTGCAAACGAACCTATAAGAGGAGTTTTTCGGAAGTTTTTAAACAAAAGCGCGGAGCCGGGAAAATATCGCTCAGAAGAAGCCAGTGGAGACTGGCGGAGAAAAATGCAAACATGGCAATCTGGCTCGGGAAGCAGTATCTCGGCCAGAAGGACAACCCGGAGGAATCGGTTGACATGGAGGACACTTCCGCGTATCTGGCGGAAGCTGGTATGGAATGATTACGCAGACCATTCATCCGACGTTCGGCGAGAAGCATAAGGCATATATCGCGGCGGCGACGCGGGCGACGATTTCCGTAGCGGAGGGCGCGGTCCGTGCCGGTAAGACCATCGACAACATTGCGGCATTTGCCTATTTGATCGAGAAAGGGACGCCTGACCGCATCCACCTTGCAACAGGCTCCACAGCGGCAAACGCGAAACTGAACATCGGGGACGCGAACGGCTACGGATTGGAGTATCTTTTCCGTGGCCGCTGCCGGTGGACGAAGTATAAGGGCAATGAAGCACTGGTTATCCGCTCACATAAGCGGGATTACGTCGTGATATTCGCGGGCGGTGCGAAAGCGGACAGCTTCAAGAAGATTCGCGGCAACTCCTATGGGATGTGGATTGCAACCGAGATCAACCTTCACCATGAGGATACAATCAAGGAAGCGTTCAACCGGCAGCTCGCGGCGCGGGTTCGGCGGGTGTTCTGGGATTTGAACCCATCGGCACCCGGTCACTGGATATATGAGCACTACATCGACAAATTCCCGGAGAGCATGGGCGTGCGGTACAACTACCAGCATTTCACCATCCGGGACAATGCGACGATCACGCCGCAGCGGTTGGCGGAAATTGAAGCGCAGTATGACACGGGCAGTATTTGGTATCGCCGGGACATCCTCGGTGAGCGGTGCATTGCGGAGGGGTTGATCTATCCCATGTTCGGAGAGCAGTGTATCACGGACGAGGAACCGGACAGCGGCGAGTGGTACATCTCCATCGACTATGGCACCATGAATCCCTTTTCTGCTGGCCTGTGGCGTGTTGGGAATGGTCGTGCCGTCCGTGTGAATGAGGTCTATTACAACGGGCGCGAGCTGAAGAAGCAGAAAACGGACGAGGAATATTGTGATATGGTGGCGGCGCTGGCGGGCGCACGCGCCATTTCTGCGGTTATTGTTGACCCGTCTGCGGCGTCGTTTATCGAGGCGCTACGGCGGCGCAGCGGGTTCAAGGTGCGGCAAGCGAACAACGATGTTGCAAACGGAATCCGCTGTGTGGCTGATTATCTGCTTAACGGGAAAATCAAAATCCATCGTCGGTGCGCCGCTACAATCCGAGAGTTCGGTCTATACCGCTGGGACGAGAAGCAGGACAACGACAAACCCGTCAAAGAGAACGACCACGCGATGGACGAAACACGCTATTTTGCCATGACGGTTCTGCGGCGGGCGTTTAAGCCGCATGAATGGATTCCAGATTTGGCGTTATGAGGTGAGAAATGAAAACATATCAGGATTTTTTAGAGATCGCCGAAAAGGGCGAACAGGCGCGGATGGATTTTGTGATATCCGCGATTGATTCGTACAAAGCAACGGACTTGTATAAGACGGCACTGACAGCTCGGGAATATGATGAGCACAGAAACGTGACAATCATGAACTATCAGAAGCTCCTTTATACGCTGTCCGGGCAGGCGATACCGGACAATTATTCCGCAAACTATAAGCTCCGCAGCAATTTCTTTTCGGCGTTTGCCACGCAGGAGACGCAATATTTGCTCGGGAATGGAGTAACGCTGAAAGATGCAAGCCACAAGGAACGGCTCGGGCCAACGTTTGACAATCGACTTCAGGACATCGGACATGATTCCATCGTCGGTGGCGTTGCCTATGGATTTTGGAATCTCGACCACCTTGAAACGTTTACAGCGCTCGAGTTTGTGCCGCTGCTCGACGAGGAAACCGGCGCTTTACGCGCGGGAATCCGATGGTGGCAGGTGTCCAGTGATAAACCGCTCCGTGCGACGCTTTTTGAAGTCGATGGATTCACGCAGTACATCCGCCGGAAGGGGAAGCAGATGGAAGTGCTCAAGCCGAAGCGCGGCTATGTGGCGGTTGTGGCGTCCTCGGTGGTCGATGGGACGGAGATTATGGAATACCGGAACTATCCCGGATTCCCGGTCATCCCGATGTATGCGAATCGCGCGAAACAGTCTGAGTTTGTCGGCATGCGGGAGAAAATTGACTGTTATGATCTCATTTCTTCCGGATTTGCAAACACCGTGGATGAAGCGTCTATTATTTATTGGACGATCTCCAATGCTGGCGGCATGGATGAAATCGATATGGCGAAGTTTAAGGATTCCATGCGCAAGCTCGGCGTCGCGCTGGTCGATGAAGACGGGGCAAAGGTTGACGCCCACACACTGACAGTTCCGGTCGACGCGCGAGAATCACTTTTGAATCGCCTAAGTGACGATCTATACCGCGATGCGCAAATGCTCGATGTGAAATCGCTTCAGGGCGGACAAAAAACAGCGACGGAGATTCGCGCGGCATATCAGCCGATGGACAATAAGGTTGACCAGTTTGAATATTGTGTGCGGGACTTCCTGCACCTTCTTTTTGAGATTGTCGGAATTGATGATGAGCCGTCCTTCGTCCGGTCGAAGATCGTCAACCAGCTCGAGGAAACACAGATGGTTCTTATGGCGGCGGCATATTTGGATGATGAAACCATTCTGAATAAGCTGCCGTGGTTGACGCCGGACGAAGTTGAGAAGATCATGCAGCGAAGAGAAAACGCGGATATTTCCAGAGAAGACTTTGACGACGGAGGTGGCAACGATGAAATCCAAGATCAGGAATGATTTGGCCGTGACTGTCGATGGTGTCGATCTCACAACGATTTCGAAACCAGAGTTCTACGTCCGTCAGGCAAATAAGTTTTTTCAGTATACCCCTGAAATTGTGGACGAAAAAACGATGGTTGTCCGCATCCCGTTTGAGGATGCAATGCAGATGACACCAAAGAAAATTGTGAATGGCCTGAAATCTCCGCCGTGCATGGTACAATTCGCATTTACAAGGGAAAATGGCACACCGGACTATTCAGAAAAACTTGAGGTTGACGTGGAAGACCTCCTGAAAACGGAGGGGTACCAATGATCCGACTGAAAGTGAAAGGTGAACCGGTAAGGTTAAAAGTCGAACAGGCTAAAACGGTTCCGGTATCAGGCGGCGGAAACGTCTCATCTGCGCAGATCAACACCATTATCGTCCTAGACCGGGCGGAATATGATTCGCTGGCTGTCAAGGACGTAAAGACACTGTATCTGATTCGGGGGTGACGGAATGATCACAGTCGGAGAAGAACAGCTAAAGGAGTTGTTTGTCGGTGAGATGGGCATCAAGAATGCCTGCATCGGCGAAGAACCCATCTATACCCGCCAGGGCGGATATTTATACATCGAACTGAACGAAAAGAAAGGGGCATAACCTATGGCAAGTTTTTTCAATCTAATTCTTGATACGCTGGCACCGGCTGGGCTTGCCTTAAAGCTCAACAGCGGTGCGACGTATGCAACCAGCAACACCGTCACCGCAACGATCACGTTGACGGATGAAACCAAGACCGGCTACCAGATGAAGCTCTGGGGCATCAAGGCGGCAACAACGGAAGAGGACGCATCGTGGGAAACCTTCGCGGCCAGCAAGTCTATCGTCCTGACGGAAGGCGATGGCCTGAAAACCGTGCATATCAAGGTGCGGGATGACGTCGGAAACGAAACGGCTGCGGTCACAGCGTCTATCACGGTCAACACGGCAGTTCCGGTGATAACGATCACTGGCCCCGACAAGACCAGGATCTCCAAAGTCTCCGGCTTCGACACCTGCGCGTTCTCCTTCACCTGCGACGTGGACTTCGAGGAATACACGGTGCGTGTTGTTCCGAGCACCAGCAGCCTCCACGACGCCGGTACGCAGATTCCCACCACTGGCGGTTCCAGCAACACCAGCGGCACGGCTGGCGGCTACAAGAAGGCCACGGCGATTGATATCACCATCAAGGGCGCCGACCTTGCGACGGCATCCTCCGGCGACGGCACGAAGATCATCAAGGTCTTTGTAAAGAACGCCGCCGGGACTTGGAGCGTGGCATAATGGCCGCGCCGGGACTGACGTTCACCATCACGGGGAATAAGATTTCGGCAGTCTCCGGTTTCGATTCCATCACCGTCAAGTTCTCGTCGGACATCGCGTATCAGGTATTCGAGTGCCGCGCGACGAAAACCGGCGAGGACTGGGGGCGAGGGAAAGGGGCGCTCATCGCGTCCTTTTCCCAGACCCCGGCGGGGACGGAGCGAACCTTTGAGTGCTACGACGATTTTCTCTTGAGCGGTGACGGAGAATACAGAATTTCTCTCTACGCACAGGGGGCTGACGGAAGCTGGAATGATAACTATGGTTTTGTGCCGTCCGGCACGACCAAGACCATGTTGACGGCAGACGGCAAGGAATTTCTCTGCATGAAGGAGTGATTTTATGGCAGACCAGTACAATAGCGCGCACACTGGCGCAGAGATCGATCAGGCGGTGTCTGACGTCCAGAACAACAAGGCCGCATGGAGCAGTAAACCGCAACCCTCCAACACCACCCCGAAGGCACCTGGTACGGCATCGGCTGGATCGGAGGATGCGTATGCCAGAGGGGATCATCGTCACCCAAAGGAGCTACCAACAGTATCTGCTGATGACAATAGCAAGATTTTGCAGGTAGTAGATGGACAATGGGCCGCTACAGACGAAGCAAACATTGCGCCAACGATTGGAACAAACGGTAACTGGTATATTGGTGGCATTGATTCAGGTAAGCCATCAAGAGGCGCAACAGGAGCAAAGGGCAATACCGGTGCGACGGGTGCGACCGGGGCGCAGGGCCCGCAGGGTAAGGGATTACAGATCCTCGGCTACTATGCGACGCTCGATGCACTGACTGCCGCTGTCACAAGCCCCGCTGCCGGGGACGCCTATGGCGTCGGCACGGCGGAACCTTACAATATCTACGTGTGGGATGGCGTCGGCAACACGTGGGTGAACAACGGCACAGCGGTCGGTGTGGAAGGGAATTATCTGGCGAAGGAAAACCCCACCGGTACAGGAGACTTGACATTGCTTCGTTGTAATCGGGTTACAATAAGCACCTATGCTCCGGAAGAGGCCACCGGGGAAAATTCTTTTTTGTTCGGCAATTCCGAGACTTATGCCGCCTCCGGGAGAGAATGTGTAGCGTTCAATGGAGACGCACGCGCAAACTACTCTTTTACAGCGGGCGGCGTTGTCGGGAAATATGCAGACTATGGCTTTGCTGGCCCGGACTCATCCGTTTACGGTTCGAACTCCACTGCGTTTGGTATATTAAACTCGGTTGAGGTAGCGGGACAAACTGCGATTGGTGCATATTGTATTGTGGAAGCGAAAACAAAAAGGCGACTCCCATCGTACACTAATCGAGAGGGATCGTGGTGCGGTAAGAATCTATTCGTAATCGGCAATGGTACGGGGTGGAGTGAAAGACATAATGCGTTTGAGGTGGATTGGGACGGAAACGTCTGGGCGCAGGGTAGTCTGGAGGGCACCGCGCTGATCTTAAAGTCCAGCACGGCGGGATCGGAGAAACGGTTTGTGGTCAGAGTCAATGACGCGGGGGTGCTTTCAGTAGAGGACATCGACACCTTGAACTATGTGATGACGGTGAACGTGTCAAGCGGGAAAACGCTGTTGGCTGTAAAGGATCTTTACACCGAAGAGGAAATCACAGCGATTCCGGGTCAGCAAAATCAATATCCAGTGAAATACGGACACTCATATTATGTAGAATATCAGTCTGGCCAGTATAAACTGAACAAGCTTGTATGCAATGTGACAGACAACATTACTGTGAACATTTGACGGCCTGATCGGGACAGGCATAAAAAACCGCCATTCGGCGGAAATTGACGATGGAGGCGTGCGGTGGACTACGGGCATAAAATGACGGACAAAGAGCTTCAGAAGCTCGAAAAAAAAATTTCATCTGCTTACCGTGCCGCACAGCGCGAACTTGATAAAACCATCAAGGAATATTTTGAACAATTCCGTCTGCGGGACGAAGCAGAGAAAAAACGTGTTGAGGCTGGAGAGGTTACGCAGCAGGAATACACACAATGGAGGTTGGCACAAATAGGGCGCGGAAAACGATTTTCGGCGCTTCGCGATAAATGTGCAGAGAGAATCACGAAAGCACATGAGATCGCCGTTGCGTATGTCAACGATGCGACACCGGGCATCTATTCTCTGAACCGGAATTATTCGGCGTATCAGATCGAGCAGACAGGCGCGAACGTGGATTTTACCTTGTGGAATGAAGCCACGGTGCGTCGGCTCCTTATCGAGAATCCAGAACTTATGCCATACTACCCGCCCAAACGGGCCGTAAAGCGCGGCATTGATCTTGCGTATGGGCGCAGGCAGATCACGGACAGCGTGACAAGTTCCATCCTGCAAGGAAAGAGCATCGGCGGGATCGCGGACGATCTCCAATCCAGAATCTATACAATGGATAGAGAATCTGCGATCAGAACGGCAAGAACAGCTGTAACTGGTGCGCAGAATGCTGGGCGTCAGGATGCGTGCGAGGCCGCACACAAAATGGGGATCGAAATAAAGAAGCAGTGGGTCGCCACGATTGACGGAAGAACGCGCCGTTCGCACGCGCATCTCGACGGAGAGACGGTTGACTATGATGATGTTTTTTCAAATGGTTGTCGCTTCCCAGGTGACCCGCGTGGAAAGCCTGCAGAGGTTTATAATTGCCGTTGCCGTATGATCCAGCTTGTGAACGGCGTAGAGTTCCGCGCAAAACGTCGCATCCGGGACGAAAATGGTCAAAATGTCGTCGTGGATAATATCACATACAAGGAATGGGAGCGGATGAAGAAAAATGGAAGCGGACAGTCTGCAAATCGAAATCGATGATCATAGCGAAGAAGTTCGACAGGAAATTTCAGAAGCTCTGCTCCGCGCACTTGAAACATGCGGGATTCAGTGCGAATCATACGCCGCGATGCTCTGCCCAGTTGATACTGGTGCGCTCCGCAACAGCATAACGCATCAGGTGTACCCATCTGAAAAGGCTGTTCACGTCGGAACACCGCTTGAATATGGCGCTTACGTTGAACTTGGAACGGGCATCTATTATGATGGAGGCAGGCAAACACCGTGGGTGTATCAGGATGCAAAAGGAAATTGGCATTATACGCGCGGCAATAAAGCACAACCGTTTCTGAAGCCTGCACTGAATGACCACGCGGATGAGTATAGGGAAATCATTAAAAATGCGCTTGAAAATGCGTAATAGCAGAAAAAGTTTCCGCACACCCACTATTGTGGGCGTTGCGGACTTTTTTTGCCTTAAAATTATAGGAGCAACCGGTAAACACCGCGAAGCACTGCGGTTTTATACAACAGTCGTGCCGAGGAACCGGCACCGAAGAAAAGGAGACTGAACAATGGCACTTACCCGAAAACTCCTTAAAGGCATGGGGCTGACGGAGGAACAGATGGACACCATCATTGAGGCACACTCCGACACAGTCGATGGCCTGAAAGGCGAGCTGTCGAAGTACAAGGCGGACGCCGAAAAGCTCCCCGGCGTGCAGAAGGAGCTGGAAGACCTGAAAGCCAAAGGTGACGATGGTTGGAAGGATAAGCACGACAAAGTCAAAAGGGAATTTGACGAGTACAAGGCAGAGCAGACGAAAAAGGAAACTAGAAGCGCGAAGGAATCCGCGTATCGTGAACTTTTGAAGGCTGCCGGTATCAGCGACAAACGTCTCGACGCGGTTATGCGCGTTACTGACCTGGACACGGTCGAACTGGAAGACGGAAAAATTAAAGGCGCTGATACGCTGAAATCGTCCATCGAGAAAGAATGGGCCGATTTTATTGTAAAAACTGATCAAAAAGGCGCGGACACAAAGAACCCGCCCAATAACGTTGGAGGCGAGACGATGACCAGAGCGGAAATCGCGGCGCTGCCGGACAGAGAGGCCCGCAGAGAGGCACGTCTCAAGCTCCTGCAAAACGAACAGTAAAGGAGACTGTATATGGCTGAAACTAACCTTATCAAGAAAAATGATCTTGCGCGTGAGCGCGAAATGGAGTTTGTCGATCAGTTCGGCTATTCCATCAAGAAGCTCGTCGAGGCGCTCGGCGTGACCAGAAAGATTCCGAAGCAGGCTGGTACCGTGCTCAAAGCCTACAAGGCCAGCGGTACTTTGCAGAGCGGCGATGTCGGTGAGGGCGAGACCATCCCGCTGTCTCATTACAAAGTCGAGCCTGTGAACTATGCTGAGATCACCCTCAAAAAGTGGCGCAAGGCCACGTCCGCCGAGGCAATCACCGATCGCGGTTACGATCAGGCGGTCGAAATGACTACTACCGAAATGCTCCGCGATGTGCAGCGCAGCATCCGTAAGAGCTTTTTCGATTTCCTCGCGACCGGCTCCGGCGCTGTGTCCGGTAAGGACTTCCAGAGCGTGCTTGCGCAGGCGTGGGGCAACCTTCAGGTGCTCTTTGAGGACGACGAGATCGGCGCGGTCTACTTCCTCAATCCGCTGGATGTCGCAGACTATCTGGCGAGCGCGAACATCACGCTTCAGACCGCGTTCGGCATGACCTACGTCGAGAACTTCCTCGGCCTCGGCACGGTGATTCTCAATTCCAGCGTCCCGAAGGGCAAGATTTACGCCACCGCGAAGGACAACATCGTCCTCTACTACATCCCGGTCAATGGTGCCGACCTCAACGAAGCATTTGCGTTTACTTCCGACGCGACCGGATATATCGGTATCCATGAGCAGCCGGACTATACCAACATGACCGCCTCTGACACGGTAGTCAATGGTATGGTGCTGTTTGCAGAGCGCCTTGATGGTGTTGTTGTCGGCTCGATTGACAACGGTACACTTGGTGCGCTGACCGTGACGTCCGCAGCTGGCACCGCTACCGGCGACACGAGGCTGACTGTTTCCCCGGCGAAGGCCGCAAAGGGCAACAAGTACAAGTATAAGTCGGCGGAAACCACGGCTCCCATCGTTGTATACGGAGAGAACGTGCAGAGCTGGAATGACTGGGATGGCAAGTCTGATCTCACCATCACGAGCGGCCACAAGGTCACTGTTGTTGAGTGCGATGGCAACTTCCACGCGCTGAAATCCGGCAACGCAACCGTTACCGTAAAGTAATTTAGGAGGGGCGCAATGCTGACAGAATTATGCGGACATTTGAGGAATTGGTTTGACCGTGAACGGTATGCCGGAACCTTCACCGTAGAAAATGGCAGTATTGCGCTTCCTTTTCTTCGGGAAGGACAGTATTTTAGGATTCTTGGCTCGACGTTCAACGACGGTGTGCATCAATACCCAGCCTATGGGTTAACGGACGAGGCGTTTGACGGCGCTGTGTGGGCACTTGCAATACCGCCGTCCGTCTTGTCCCTTGACGCAGAAATCGAGGCATGGCAGGGCAAGAACGGCGACACAGCAGCGTCACCGTATAGCTCGGAATCGTTCGGCGGGTATTCTTACTCACGGGCGACGGATGAGAAAACTGGCGGTGCAGTGACGTGGCAGAGCGCGTTCCGCAGCAGATTGAATCAGTGGAGGAAATTATGAGCCTTTTGAATGACTTCGCCCGCCCTTGCGTGCTCATGGAGAAACACAGGGAGCCGGACGGTGCTGGTGGATATGTTACCACATGGACGGAGGGCGCGGCGTTTTCGAACTATCAAGCGCTGGACACGTCGATGGAATCTCGCCGTGCGGAGAAAGAGGGCGTTACAAGCGTCTACTCGGCGCTCGTTGACAAGGCTGTGCCGATTGAGTACGGCGACTATTTCCGGGACACAGAAACCGGTACGACGTACAGAGTAACGTCAAACCCGGAAGAAAAGCAAGCGCCACGTTCCGCAAGTTTCACTCTAAAATATTTTACGGCGGAAAGGAAAGAGTTACCGGCATGACGAAAGATAAAGCATTACACGCATGGTTCGGCCAGTTTCTCCCCGCCTATCCGGCGTCCTCCGTGCCGGGGGACGCCGTTTTTCCGTGGTTGACCTATGATCTTATTCTCGGAGCGTGGGACAGCGGAGAAGCATCAATCACGGTAAACCTCTGGTATTACACCGAGAGCGAAGCAACCCCAAATGCAAAGGCACAGGAGATTGCGGACGCTATTGGAATGGGAGGCGTTTTTGTTTCTTGCGACGAGGGCGCGATTTGGCTGAAACGCGGCACTCCGTGGTGTCAGGCGATTAAAGACGATTCTGAGCCAAACGTCAAACGGCGGTATCTCAATATCACCGCCGAATTTATCACACCCAACTGAAAGGATTGATTTTATATGGCAAAGTTTACGAAGATCCCCGCCGATACGTTCAAACAGCTTCAGATCAATGCGGGCATCATTCTAAAAGATTTCACCCCGGCTTCTGGCACGTTCAAAGCCGCTGACCAGCTCGGCGCGACAACCGGAGGTGTCACGTTCACCGCTATGCCGACGTTTTCTGATTATGGTGATGACGTTGACAACTGCCCCAAGAATATGAAGGAACTGAAGCGTCAGGAATCCATTGAGGCGAAGGCCAGCGGCACGTTTGTCACCATGTCCGCCGCCGTTGCGAAGTCTCTGATTGCTACGGCGGACATTGACGCACAGGATTCTACGAAGATCGTTCCGCGCCTTGATTTGGCCGATTCTGATTTCGATGATCTTTGGATCGTCGGTGACTATTCCGACAAAAACGGCGAGCAGAAGGGCGGCTTCATCGCAATCCACATGATGAACGCACTCTCTACCGGCGGATTCCAGATGAAAACCAGCGACAAGGCAAAGGGCCAGTTTGCGTTTGAGTACACGGCACACTTCGCGATGGCGGAGCAGACCAAAGTCCCGTATGAAATCTACATCAAGGCTGGCGAGGCGGACGCATAAGGAGGAAACATGAAACTTTCTGAACTGAGTACGGATCGCGCGGCGGATGTGCTGTGCGAGATTTCCGTTTTCCTGCTCAATATCACGAGCGACGAGGATGTCATCACATCCCTGAAACTCAACACAAAGGAAGCGAAAACCGTTGCAGAGAAATATGCAATGGCGGCAAATCGCGTCAGCCAGTGGGTGCCGATGCTTCTGAAAAACCATAGAGAAGACGTGTTCGGCATCCTTGCAGTTTTGAACGAAAAAAATGTTGATGACATCCGGGAGCAGAAGATCGTGGAGACACTGCGGCAAATCAGGGAGATCACGCAGGACAAGGAACTCATTGATTTTTTCTCATCGTGCGTATCGGAGGGGAAAGAGTAACACTCTCCCTTCTGGATGCGCCGAAAATTTCAGCGCTTGCACTCATTCGGCTTCTGCCCGTTTTGATTCGGCAGCGGAGGGAAAAGTGGTTGTTTGATGATTATATGTCGCGCTGTGCCAGAGTTTTAACAGAGAACACTGCAAAACTTGTGGGCGGACGGTATATGCAGTCGGATCTTGATGAAATATTGCGTCCGAAGAAAGAAGACACGCGCTCTTGCGAGGAAATTACAACTGATATTGTGCGGCGCTGTGGATTGGTGGTGGCAGAATGAATTTACTGGATATTGTGGTGAAGATCACAGCCGATTCATCCGGCGTGGATGATGGAATGGATTCCGCGAAGAAGAAAGTGTCGTCGTGGAAGGATAATGTCGGGAAAGCAGCGAAAACTGCGGCGAAGGGATTTTCTGTTGCAGCAGCAGCCACGACAGCGGTCATCGCTGGAATTAGTAAGGTTATCGATGCTACGGAGGAATATCGTGTTGCACAGGGCAAACTGAACGCCGCCTTTGAAACTGCCGGATATAGTGCTGAGACGGCACAGGCGGCTTACACTGGCCTTTACAAAATCCTAGGTGACACGGATACCGCCACAGAAACAGCGCAGCTCATGGCGAAACTGGCACGCAACCAAGAAGATTTCGCAACGTGGACGAATATCGCCGCTGGCGTAAACGGCACGTTCGGTGATTCGCTGCCCATCAACGGACTTATTGAGGCCGCAAACGAGACGGCAAAGGTTGGACAGGTTACAGGCGTTCTGGCGGATGCGTTGAACTGGGCTGGTATTTCCGAGGATGACTTCAATGAATCACTTGCGAATTGCTCCGGCGAGGCGGAGCGGAACAGCTTGATCATGAATACCCTGTCCGGTACATATTCCGATGCGGCGGATTCTTTCTACAAAAATAACGAGCAGGTAATCAAATCACGCGAAAATCAAGTGAAGCTGCAGGAATCGACCGCGAAACTCGGCGAGAAGTTCCAAGAACTGAAAAACAATTTCCTCGATAAACTGACCCCAACATTCATCACGGTTATGGATGCAGGCATGCAGTTTATCGATAAAGTCTCAAAGGCCCTTGACGATTCTGGCCTCATTGAGGCAATCGGATCGATCCTCGAAATTGCAGTTGGATTGCTCGACCCGCTCGCAGATCTGATCGTGACTTTCCTCCCGGCATTGAAGGTTGCTCTTGATCCTGTCGCAAAAGTGCTCGCGTTAATTGCTGATGCTGCGAACGTCGTAGCCGGTATTTTTACATGGGATTTCAACCGGATCGGAACGGCACTCGGTATGAATGTTTCGAAGGGCCAGTTATCTACCTATCAGAAGGTTGTCTATGGAGATACGCTCAAGAGCACGTCTTATAGCGAATCCGCAGGCGGATGGACTGGAACTGGTGGTTACATTGAGGCTGGAACCGGGAAGTATGTGCCTTACTCGGCGAGCAATTCCACGACGAATAATTACAACATCAACATTGATTCGTCTAACGTGCAGCAATTTAACGATGTTGTAAACATCGCGCAAAATCAGCGCAGAACCAGCAGAATGGGAGGCGGCTAATATGGGTTATAAACAGGAGCGCCGCAGAGTGGTACGGATGGGAGGTGCGACAGGATGAGCACGCAAACCTTGCAAATGGATGTGTTTGCATTCTGCAACGAAAACGACACGACCAAAAATGACCATACAAGCTCAAGTGTGCTTCTCTCTGGGGGAAACAGGCTTTTTTGTAAATTTTCTACGAATGGGAATTATTCGTGGAAGTATAACAGAATTTCTTATATCTCTGCGGAACTGTATATAGCTTCTATAACGGAAATTCCGTCATATACTGGGTATTGCACATTTCAGGGCGGAGTTATGGATAAAGGCTATGATGTCAATACCGTAACTTTTTTCAATATGCCAAGTCGCGGGACGGGAACAGCTACTTCCCCCAATTTTACTGTGGCTGGCAATGTGTCACTGGCATTGGTGAAAAACCCAACGTACATCTACCATCGAATTGTATTTATAAATGGCGTGGAATTCCGCTCTGGATTTGGGAAATTTTCTGTCTACACACCATCTGGCGCATATAAGCCGAAACTGACCCTGACAATTGATGATTCTGATATTGTGAAAATGTATGCAAATACATGGGCGTCAAATTTCGGCGGGAAAACCATATCTAAAACAGCCGGGGCCGACATCGAATTATCTGTTCCGACAACACAATCTGGACTTTGCTATGCAGAAGTTTATCAGACAGGTATTTCCGTCATTTGGCGTGATGTAGGCTCTACTTCTGAGCAGGAAATACAAATGGCCAACGGAGCTGCCCAGCAACTTGTAATCCCAGCTGGTACATTTTCAGGAAAATCGCAAGTTCAGATTCGGCCTAAAATCACCAGCAATAATGGCCAAACCAGCACTGCGGACGCATGGTTGACTATCACCCTGCAGGATGAGAAATCAACAGCCGTTCCAATTAGCCCTGTCAATGACATTATCGATAAAAATGCGGATGCTGTTTTCCGCTGGGCACACGTCATCACAACTGGTACGCCGCAAACGAAAGCCGAATTGCAGATTTCGGACAATGGTACGGTCTGGACGGCGCTGGCCACGGTGACTGGCGCAGATACATATTACACCGCAGCAGCGGGCAGCATCGAAACGGGTACGCATTTCTGGCGAGTGCGCACTTACAACGGCGACGGTGTCGCAAGTGATTGGAGTTCGGCCGCAGAGTTTATTTGTGTCGGAACACCGGATGCTCCTGTGATCTTGGTCCAATCGGCCACGCCTAGACCGTCCGTTTCATGGCAGACAACGGAGCAGCAAGCCTATCAAGTCGAGATCGACGGCGTCTATGCCTCCGGTACGCGCTTCGGGACCGGGAAGACGTGGAAGGCACCGTTTTATCTGGCCGATGGCAGCTACACGGTGCGCGTCCGTGTGCAAAACGAATACGGCTTCTGGTCTCCGTGGGGCACGGCGGCGCTGCCGATCACGAACGTACCGGGCGGCGCGATCACGCTGACGGCAAGTACCGAAAACGCAGTAACGCTTGCATGGGTGGATTCCGACAACTACGATTTTTACATTGTATACCGGGACGGGACACCGATTGCAAAGGTGGAAGATCCCGGATATGTGGATAACATGGCGATTGGCGCCTGCACATATCAGGTGCGCGGCTGCTATTCCGACAACGATTATTACGGCGTTTCTGCCGAAGTCTCTGTCTCGGTCACGCCGGAATACAACGTCTTGTATGATATGGACGCCGGAGAATGGCTGACCATGAAGTACAGCGGCCTGACCAATCAGCCGGTTACTAGAAGTATTAGCCGCTCGATTGCAGAGGTAAGACTTTCCGGGTACACATATCCAGTTGCGGAGCGCAGTAAAGCGAAAACTGCGACCTATGACGGGAATGTCGTATTCTTAAACAGAGACAGCGCCGAGAAGTTCGAGGGCATGATCGGACATCTGGTTTGTTTGAAACTGCATCCGTCGGGAGGCTGCATCGGGTATCTGAATGAGGTTTCGGGAGAGGTCAACCAATACAAGAGTGTGTATTCGTTCATGGTGACACAAATCGAGTACGAGGAGGAGATTGACATTGATTCGTGACATTTCCTTCTCTGTAAATGTTTTGCGGAATGGGGCGCATTATGCGTCCCTCCGCTGGAAACGCGATTCTGCTCCAAATGTATATACGGATAAAAACGCAAAAATTAAATCGAGTTTTGCGGGGACATTCCTTTACGATCCAAATATCAACTATCTATCTGATGAGCTGCAACCCACAATTTCCA